TGTGGTTGGGTGTTTAGGGGTATCGCATCTCGTTGAGATTAAGGATGGTGATAAGGTAAAGTCAGCGCGAAATCTGACTGGCAAACAAAAGGACTTTAAAGCCATCTGGAAGGGTGATTACACGGTGGTTGAGAGTCAACAAGATGTTATTGATGTCGTAACTTTATGGAGGAAAAATGCCAAAAAGAATTAGGGTCACCAAGTCTTGTGGATTTCCGACCACCGATAGCAAGGTTTCACTCATGTTTCCAAAGGGTGATTTTTTGGTGACAGATGAAATGGCCGAAAGGGTAAAAGAAGTTGGAGCTGGTAAGGATAGCCCGAAGATATTTACCGAGTTACCTGACTACACAAAGTTCTCATTCAAACCTAAAAAAATATAACCAGGAGCAGTTTATGTTGAAAATAATAAATTGGTCGTCTTTTCAATCTTACAAAGATAGAAAGCCCCCGTGGGTTCGCTTGCACAAAACCCTTTTAGATAACTATGATTTTCAAAAGATGAGCGCTGATGCTCGCGCTCTTCTCCCGATGTTATGGCTTTTAGCAAGCGAAGATGAAGACCCGCAATCTGGTTTAATAAAGTCGAGTTACGATAAAATCGCATTTCGCTTACGCCTCCGTAACGAAGTTGTTACGGATTCGATACGGGAAATTCATGCCGCGGGATTTTTAGAAATAATAGAAGATAAAACAATGAGTTACGAAACCGTAACCTCTACGTTACAGAACCGTAACGAAGTTGTTACGAATTCGATACGGGAAATTACCCCCCAAAAAAACAATAATCAAAACAATGAGTTACGGAACTGTTACGAAACCGTAACCCCAGAGACAGAGACAGAGACAGAGACAGAGACAGAGACAGAGACAGAGACAGAGACAGAGAAGAGAAAAGAAAAAAGTAAAAAAGAAAAGTTTGTTTTGCCGGAGTGGATGACCCCTTACCAAAAATCCTGGGATGGGTGGTTGGCTTATCGAAAATCGAAGGGGTGGCCGAACACCGACCAAGCTCTAAACCAAGCGCTCAAAAAACTTCAGGAGTTGAACTACCAAGGGGAGCACCCTGACGAAGTTCTCAACGAGGCTGTTCTTCGTGGATGGCGCGGAATCTTTTCAATCAAACCAAAATCGGAGATAAACCATGCAGAACCAAGAAAAACAAAGCTCGAACTCGCTATCGAGGGTGTCCACAGAGCAGCTGCCAGGAGAGAGTTTGCCGCTCGCACAGAACCAGGCAGCGACGAAGTATCTTGACAACCTAATCATCAGTTGTATCTCGGTGCAAAAGCTTTATGGCCGTAGCGTTGAGAATGCCGATATCATCTCGGAGGTGTTCCACAGGGCGCTCGCAAACCAGCCATCCGGCAAGGTTATAAAGGCGTTTGAGTTATGGTTATCGAGAGAGGTTGAGTTCCCGACACTGGCTGATATCAATGGTTTGATAAAGAGAAATGGACGACCACCAATCAAAGAAAGTGATGTGATTGCTGCTCGTAAAAAGGACCCCTCAGACCGCTCAGGCTTTGACTGGGGGGTTATCAGGGGTTGGGAGGAGCAACAGAGCGAAGGATGGGATGCTCGACACGAAGAATATAGGATAACTGCGATTCAGAGTGAAAATCTTCGGTTGCGTAAAAGGGTTAAAGACCTTGAGAATCAACTTGAAGAGGCTAGGAGAGAACCTAAAGAACCACCTAAACCATTTGAACCAACACCAAGGTTATCAAGCTACGACAAGGCTGTTAACACTGTGCGGTTTATGCGAGACACTGGCTATACAACCAAGGATATTGAAGAGTTTGCGCTTAGTGCAGGGATAACAATTGAGCAACTTAATAACATCAAATAGGAGTAAAACCAATGGCTACAAAGAAAGAGATTGAAGATATAATCATTTTTCCATACCAGGAGATATGGGGCGCAACACCGCCATCCTTCGAGAGTTTGTGCTATCGCTATTTCGATATGACACCAGCAACCATTCTGAAAAAATGCTTTGAAACCGTTGCTAAAGGCTCCGGAGGAAGAAATCCGCAGTTTAGAGATTTTAACGAGGCAGTCACCGAGCATCAGAAAAACAGCGGGACAGGAATGGGTAAAGGGGACGAGTTCATGAGGCAACTTCACTCAAAACCCCATAGAGCTCATAGGATGCGAGCGGATTATATCACCAGATGGTTAGAGTCAAAACAGTCTGAAGAATGCAGAAAGCTTGGGACTTACGCTAAAGCATTAGCTTATATTTCAGAAGTCGCCTGGGTTCAAGCTCAGGTTTTATGCGATGCTCAGAACATTAGTTACGACGCGATGAACCTGGGGTATAACACCCAGAACGCTGACGAAATAAGGGATTCGGTCAGTGAAGCAATGCGACTTGCCAGGGTTGAGGGGAGGATAGAGGTAGCACTTCCATCTCGGTTCCTGAAATACCCCCATCAAATTCCAACGGAAACACCCCAAACAGAGGTGATATCCCCCCTACCCACTACCACACTAGCCGAGGCGGTGAATAATGCGTAAAAAGCAGCTTAAAACGGATAATTGGAATATCGAGGTGAGGTGGTATTGATTTTATAAAATTTTAGGTTTATAAAAAGAAACCCCCGAAAGTTTCCTAACGGGGGTAGTGAGAAGTCTGTAGCGGCAGTCCTTCTCTGTTTCCTTGTCCAGAGTAGTCCAAAAAACTACAAAAGCAAGTGAAAATGATGTGACGCTCGGAGCCTGGTCAAACGCTCAAAATCACAAAAAACTGACCTAGAAACAGTGGGTGTCTTTGCCTAACAAGGATTTCCGCACCACCCGCAGGAGCAACATCCGAGGGTATATCCGGCGTGACGTACCGCAACATTCACAGTTAGACTGTGAGCGGGGGACTGGTGGCTCAGTATAAAAAGCAGCTTGGGTAAACACTGTTTAAAGGTTGCGCCTCAATCCGTATCTGCTGACAGCGGGGGTTTTACGGAAAGAGAAGTATTGTCTTTTACTTAAAGTGGGAATGAGAAGGGCCTGACGGGAGGTGCAAACCAGGAAGAAAAAACATCATCCCTTCTCTGCTATGGTTATTAGGGACACTACATAGCTTGTCCACGACACAGGCCATGACTACACAACCTGAGAATTTCAAGTTACGCGAAATAACTTAAGAGTGAATAAATTTGTTATATTAATTCTTATGAAATGTTAAAGGTGTAGAGAGGTAGTCCATATCAACAAAAAAAATATAGAGGTTGTTATGGGGAAGAAAGTAAAAAAGAAAGTCACCGCAGATAAGTATTATGACCACGGTCCTGATGTCAGGAAGAGTCGAGGTGATGTTGAGGTGGTCAACAACAGAGCTTTTGTAAAGAATAAACATCCGCTGGACTACTACAGAATCAGGGAGCAAATAACTATCGCGCAGCATCGGGCTGGCTTGAGACTGGCTCGTGATTACGCAATATCACACCAGCATCGGTCTATGATTGCAATGTTGAGTGAGATAAAGGGGATTATTCATGGGGTGGATGATAGTAGGCAAACCGCAGGGGATAGGTATAACAAGGTTACATCATCACTGAGTCGGGTAAGTAGCCTGATGGCGTGGAACGTGATTATCACAGGAGCATATCTTCCAGAGATACATTCACTCCTGGGATTCTCTAAAGCTAATACCGGGCTGGACAGATTCAGAGAGTGCCTGGATGAGATAGTCAGTGCTTATGAGCGACTGGATAATGGTACATACGACCAGGAGCGTAAAAAGTCTCTGAGTTACACCCATCCTTCTGGATGTTCAAAATGCGGCTGGCCCCTCACCGATGTAAAGATAGGAATTTTTACAGCTAAACAATGCACCAGGAACTCTTGTGGAGAGATAACAGGAATCCCAGCCACGGTGCTTACATTACTTCAAAAGCGCCTATCCCCTTAAAACCATTTGACATAGCCCTGAGTTAGTATTACAAAATATGGTATTCTGGACTGTTGTCTCAGGTTTCCAACCGTCCACTAAAGTCCGGAATCCCTGTTATCTGGTTAAATCAATTACGCCGATTGAAGATGTCCCAAGCGTCCACAGTCGGCGTTTTTTTATGTCGTGTAAACAGTCCAGGGGAACGCGAAAGAAAAAGAAGAAGACACAAAACAACATAAGTATGATTGTGAAAAATCACGATGCCAAGCAAAACAAAAAAACAACACCGCTTTATGGAAGCTGTAGCTCACTCACCAAAGTTTGCAAAGAAAGCTGGTGTTCCTCAAAAGGTAGGAAAAGAATATGTCTCCGCAGACAAAAGGCAAAAAAAGTTCCAGGGGTCCAAAAAAGGGAAGTAAAGAACAAGCCAAGAAAAAATACTCCAAAAGTGGAACAATCCGCCAGACCATTATAATTGAGAAGTCTGACACAGGTCGGAAATCATCATTTAAACCTGAATATATTGAAGAGGCTTTTAATTACTGCTTACTCGGTTCAACTGATGAGCAGCTCGCAAAGTTTTTTGATGTAAATGTATCTACCATTTCACGGTGGAAGCTTGAATTCCCTCCCTTTCAAGAGGCCATAAAAAATGGAAGGGATATTGCAGACGCAAAAATTGCAGCTGCATTATATAACAGAGCCAAGGGTTATACATATACTGAGCAACAAGCTATTAAGTATAAAACTGGGGTTGGAACAGAAGAAAATGTGAAGGTTATAACCGTCACGAAGAGTGTCCCCCCTGACCCAGTGAGTATGATATTCTGGTTGAAGAATCGTCAGAAGGAAAGGTTCAGAGATAAAATCGACCACGCTGTTGGTGGCGATAAGGTACAGGAAGAGAAGACACCAGAAGAGAAAATCGCATTCGCCAGGAAATTGGCATTTGCATTGGCTATTGGTGCTAAGGAGCTCGAGAAGAAAGAGCGCGAAGAAAAAGAGAGTTTACGGCGGGATAATTCAGGGGTTGAAGATTAGGTTCATATCCTAATGAAGATGGTTCGAGTCCATCTCCCGCAACCATATTTAATAGAAGGAAAAATGTAATGGCAGCTTATACACCAGCGATGCACGCAGCGATAGTCGTGGACCCTGATAACTCGCAGTTTCATAACTGTTGCGGTTATATTGATAATAGAGTTCTTGCTGCGAATACTGCGGAGACTTTTACCGTTCCGACGGGAGCGAAGTTTGTCGAGATGAATTGTACCGCGAATTATTGGGTGGCTTATACCTTCTCGGGATTTGATGACCGTACAGCTGCGGTTCCAGCCGCTGACACCACAGATGGGTCTGGGGTTGAGCTTAATCCGACACGGAGGTTTCTTGGTGGTGGTGGCACAAGTGTAACAAAGATAAGTGTCATCACCGAGGCTAATGCCAAGATGTCACTCGCTTGGTTTATATAATACATTGAGGGGTTAGTAATATGCTCGGATGGCTTTTTGGCACACCTGGAATGATATCTAGTGGAGCTGGTGGTGGGGGTGGTAGTGGTGATATGCTCTCAACAAATAACCTCTCTGATGTCGCGAATGTTGCGACTGCTCGTGCTAATCTCGGGTTGACCATCGGCACTCACGTTCAGGCGTATGATGCAGACCTTACAACATGGGCTGGGATTACTCCTGGGGCTAATGTCGCTACTTTTCTCGCAACTCCTTCCTCTGCTAATCTAGCAGCAGTTATTACTGATGAGACAGGTACTGGTGCTTTGGTATTTGGCACAAGCCCAACTTTCACAACTAATATTACTACCCCTAAGATTATTGGTGGTACTTCTGCTGGTGCTGGTATTGAGTTCGTTCCTACTACAGGCTCAGCATCTGGCAACAGCTTTAGCTGGTTTATTGGTACAAATGGCGCAACCAGAGCTATGACTTTGTTTGGAGATGGCAATGTCACTATAGGTACTAGCGCTACATCCACCGCTCAACTACACACTTACAAGGATAACACAGACACTTCTCCGTGCATGACTATTGAGCAAGACGGTGCTGGTGACGCTCAACTGCAATTTCTTCTCACGGGTACAAGGGCGTGGGTCATGGGTATTGATAACAGTGTTTCTGATGTCTTTAGAATAGTACCCGCGAATGACGGTTTTGCGACAACCACAGGGATTCAAATACAAACCGATGGGGCGGTATCTATACCTGCTGGGGGGTTGAATGTAGGGAGTGTTACGCTTTGGGGTGCAGGGGGTGCGTTTAGGTCTGGGACAACGGCGGCAAACAACATAGCCATAGCAGCTTATGACGTAGATGGTGCAGCTTACAAGAACTTCATTACTCTTACTTCCAACAACACTCCTTCCTGTGTTATCTCACAACCTTCAGGTGGCACACTTACAATTACTGCAGTTGATGCCAACACCGCTATTGTTGATGACTCAGATGCTACTAAGGCGTGGGCTGTCCAGTGTTCAGGCATTACTACGGCAACCACAAGGACTTCTACAATACCAGACAGCTCTGGTGTACTGACACATAGACGCGCTGGGGTATTTGACGCTGACCTCTCTGCTACCGCTACTATTGATTGGGATGGTACAGACCCAACAGGAGGTACGTTACGTTATAGTTGGCAACAAATAGGTGGGTGGTGCTTCTTTTCTATGAGAGGTGACTACACAGGGGCTGGAACAACTAATACTACACTTACTATTACCCGCCCATCAGATATGCCAACTCCTGCTGATTTCACTGGTACAGCAGCTAGTGAGCCAGTTCATGCGTGTGCGGGTCAAGGATATACAAGTATAACTGGTAATGGTTCTGCTGCTAAAGCGGTTATTCAAAAGAACGCTGGAAATACAGACTTTGAGTTCTGCCTCAAAGGAATGACATCTGGCTCTATGGTTGGTTTTGTTATAGCAGGTAGCTACCCAGTAGCTTCAGCAAGTAGGTTATAAACATAAGGATTTAATTATGAGAATACCAAACGAAGATATTAAGAAGATTGCAGCAGGAATCAACAAGGGTAAGATTATCCCTTCTATAGAGATTAAGGATGGCGCTGATACTGTTAAAGTAGCTAAACCCAAGTTTGACCCAGACACAGGTGATAAACTTGATGATGTTATAATCAACCTCAGTATTGAGGATTTACTTGAGAGTAAGGCTGCTGCTCAGGCAATTAAAGATGAGCAGACTCAGGTTATAAACAAGATTGACGCTATTCTTGCCTCGGTTGGTAGATAGCTCGATACCACCATATTAACTTAATAAAGGATAAAACAAATGGGTGACGTAGTAACGTCCCTTCATGGGGACAGAATCGGATTAGATAGAAATGACTATCTGACTGGTAAAGGGTTCCAGGGCGTGAGCTTTGGAAACAAAGGTGCGGAATTTCAATATAGAAATCTTCGCGAAGCAATTGTGCTTTTTGATGACTTCCTGGGTGATACCCTTGACGCTCGTTGGAGTGGCGCAGCTGGTAACGATGCTCAGGCTGTAGCGCCGACAATCAATGCTCAAGTTGGTGGTGTTGTGCGGATGACGACTGGTGATACGGTTACTGTGTCAGAGTCTGCAATCTCACTCACTCATGGCTTGAATTGGAAAGCTAGTCTGGGTGGATTGGTGTTTGAGGCAAAGGTCAAGCCTGTTTCTTCAGTTGCAAACGTAGCTTATTTTATTGGATTGACCGATGTTCTGGCTACCACAACTCTTGAAGAGCCAATCACTCTGAGTGGTACTACCTTCACAACTAATGCAAGCGATGCGGTTGGCTTTGTGTTCGACACAGCTGCCACCACAGATGTGATATATGGTAAGGGTGTAAAGGCAGATACTGACTCTGCAACTCTTACTCATACCGCTGGTTTTGTGGCAGACACTTCAATCGTGCTTCGTATCGAAGTTGATACAAGTGGTAATGCCTCTCTCTATATTGATGGTGTTCTGCTTGGCACTATCACTGATGCTGTTACCCCTGGCACAGCGCTTACTCCAGTGGTTGAGATTATGGCTCGCACTACAACCTCGAAATCAATAGATGTTGATTACATCTACGTTTCGCAGGACAGAGCGTAATTTTATAGATATGGGTTAGAGGTGCTCGAAAGAGTGTTTCTAACCCAATCATATAGAGGTCAAAATGGCTGAGATAAATTTGGAATATGTAACTCAAACCTTAATACAACTTCATCAGGAAGCGATTGTTCATCGCTCTCGCTTAAGTGCTACAGAGGGCGCGATTGCAGCTTACGAAAATATAAGACAGAGATTATTGAGTGGTGAGTCGGTTGATGACCCTGCTAGTCCTGTCACTGAAGAACCCCAAGTAGTAAATGACAAAGTAAGTGACCAAAATGACGAAGTAAGTGACCAACAGGATGCAATTCCTGGAGGTGAATCACAGTAACTTATGATGTCCCTCGAGAGTCTTTTGGCGAAGTTCAATTCAGCGCCAGAAGAGGAGAGGAGTATCATAAAGTCCGAGGTCGAGAGTGTTGTTGGGGCTATAGGTAATATATGGGTTCCCAGCCCTGGGCCTCAAACAGCTGCATACCTATCAGATGCAGATGAATTATTTTATGGTGGGGAAGCTGGTGGGGGTAAGACAGATTTAATTGCTGGACTTGCTCTCACCTCACACCATCGGTCACTGGTTCTGCGAAGAACAAATAAAGAAGCCACCAGACTTGTTGGAAGGTTTGCGGAGATAATTGGCGGTAAGGATGGCTGGAACGGTCAGGAGCACGTTTGGCGGCTCGGGAATGGGAAGGAAATAGAAATTGGTGGTTGTCAGCATGAAGATGACAAGCAGAAATATAAGGGTAATCCGCACGATTTTATAGGGTTCGACGAGCTATCAGACTTCACTGAAACTCAGTATATTTTTATTACAACATGGAACAGAACCACGGTCCCTGGGCAAAGGGTAAGAGTGGTTGGTGCTGGCAATCCTCCGACACAGCCGGAGGGGTTGTGGGTGTTAAAACGATGGGCTGCATGGCTCGACCCGAACCATCCTAATCCAGCGAAAGATGGTGAGCTTAGATGGTTTACCACTGGAACGAATAGGGATGGTGAAGTCACAGAAATTGAGGTTGATGGTTATGGACCACACTTGATTGATGGTGAGATGGTTTATGCGAGGTCGAGAACTTTTATTAGAGCTAAATTGAGTGACAATCCATTCCAGGACACTCCGGAGTATAGAGCTCAACTTGCATCTTTGCCGGATGTTTTGAGGAATGCTTATCGAGGTGGTCGATTTGATATGTCCCTCAAGGATGATGAGTGGCAATGTATTCCATCTTCCTGGATAAGAGAGGCTCAGGCTAGATGGACACCATCACCACCTGAAGGGGTTCCAATGTGCTCTATTGGTGTTGATGTGGCTCAGGGTGGGGATGATAGAACGGTTCTATCGTGTCGGTATGATGGATGGTTTTCTCCATTAATTGCTGTCCCTGGGAAAAAGACACCTATGCCTCGCGATGTTGCTGGCTTAGTGGTTACTCATAGGCGTGATAATGCCGTTGCGGTTATTGATATGGGTGGCGGGTATGGTGGTGGAGTAATGGAGCACCTTACTTCAAATAATACCAGATGTATTGGTTACAAAGGCGCTAGTGAATCGACAGCTCGTACTTTTGATAAAGCTTTTAGGTTTTATAATAAACGGACAGAAGCTTACTGGAAGTTTAGAGAAGCTCTTGACCCTGGGTTGCCAGGTGGTTCATGGATAGCTTTGCCGGATGACCCTGAGATGGTTGCTGATTTAGCTGCGCCTCGATTCGAGATTGATAGAGGTGTTATTAAACTCGAGACAAAAGAGGATGTTCAAAAGCGCATAGGGCGCTCACCTGATAAGGGTGATGCTATTGTGATGGCTTGGAGCTCTGGTGATAATATATCAACCATAATGGCTTCGAGCTGGCAGAATCATATGAAGTTCAACCGTCAGAATAATGCGAGAGCAAATATAGGTTACGAAAATAGAAGGAGATAGAATGGCAAGCTTTTTTAAAACCCCAAAACCAGCCCCTCTTCCAGCACCAGCCCCAATGCCTGTTCCTGATGATGAGTTAATCAAACAGAAGAAGAAGAGAGAGATGGCTGCTCGTATGGAATCATCTGGTCGCTCTTCAACTATTTTAACTGATTCAGGCGGGTCAGATACCCTGGGATAATTTGATGGAACAAAGAATAAAAGACATAAAGGAATATGGCGATAAGTTGTTCAGTGAAAGACTTACACTTGTTTCTATGTGGCAGGAAATCGCGAATAATTTTTATGTAGAGCGAGCTGACTTTACCAATAAAAGAACCATTGGCGCTGATATATCTTCTCACCTCACAACGAGCGTTCCGTTACTTGCTCGTCGCGACCTTGGTAACTCTCTTTCATCTATGTTGCGCCCCGCTTCAAAGTCATGGTTTGCAATCAAAACAAATAGGGAAGACTACGAAGATACATCAACAAAAAGATGGTTGGAGTTTTACAGTCAGTCCCTAAGAAAAGCGATGTACGACAGGAAAGCAAATTTTGTTAGAGCAACAAAAGAAGGTGACCATGATTTTGTTGCGTTTGGTCAGTGTGTGCTCAGTGTCAATATTGACGAGGTTAACAACCACCTTCAGTTTAACTCGCACCATTTAAGAGATGTTGTCTGGAGGGAAGATAGCTCAGGGGCTGTAGTTGAGGTTCATAGAAAATGGAATCCGCTTGTTATTGATTTAGCAAAAAAGTTTCCAGGACAGTTGTCAGATGCGGCAAACAGAAAGTTAAAAGAAGAGCCTCTTTCAAGGTTAGAGGTTCGTCATGTAGTAAAGCTCGCTGTTGATTATGATGCGCCCAAAAGCGGTAAATGGAGGTTTAAATATATCTCTGTTTATTTTGAGGTTGAGGAGGGAAAGATTCTTGAAGAAAAGAATTTGCGGTATTTTAGTTATGTCATCCCACGCTGGCAGACAGTTTCCGGCTCTCAGTACGCATATTCACCAGCGACAATTGCTGCTCTTCCTGACGCGAGATTAATCCTGGCGATGACGCTAACTTTACTGGAGGCTGGAGAGAAAGCGGTTAATCCTCCGTTGGTATTAAAGAGAGAAGTCTTCAGGGAGGACTTTAATATGTTCACTGGTGGCTTGACTTATGCCGACCTCGAAAACGATGAGAGGTTACAGGATGTGATGCAGATTCTATCTGCGGATAAAGGAGCTCTTCCTCTGGGTATTGAAATGAGAAATGATACTAGAGCGGTGATTCAGCAAGCATTCTTTCTGGATAAACTAAATCTTCCACCTTACACCGGAACCGATATGACTGCGTTTGAAGTGTCGCAGAGAATCCAGGAGTATATCAGGAATGCCCTTCCACTCTTTGAACCAATAGAGACAGAGTATAACTACGGACTTTGTAAAAACGCCTTTGATATTATGTTGACTTACGGCGGGTTCGGCTCTGAAGAAGATATGCCAGACCAGATAAAGAAAGCCATCTCCGGCGATGAAGTTGAATTTCGCTTCGAGAATGCTCTGCTTGAATCTCAAGGAAGAGAAAAGGGAATCCGCTTGCAGGAGACAAAGGGTATGCTTGCTGAGGCGGTAGCTCTCGACCCGAGCTCTGCACAGTTAATTGATATCAAGGTTGCTCTTCGTGACGCTCTGCATGGCATGGGTGTTCCGGCGAAGTGGATAAGAACCGAAGAGGATATGGCCGCTATCGAGCAGGAGATTGCAGCAAAACAGCAAGCAGCTGAGATGATTAATCTTATGCAGCAGGGTGGTGCAGCAGCAGAGCAGATAGGTAAGGGTGGTCAGGCAATGAATGAAATGGCTCAGGTAGGTTATTAATGCAGGAAAAGAAGAAGCCTAAAATCAGCGCGGCATGGCTGTCGCCTGAATACGATATATCAGATGTTATAGCTCTGAAAGCTCTTGAGGCTGGAACAGCGACAGAAAGACAGCAGAAGCAAGCGCTCAAGTGGATAGTGGAAAAGGCAAGTAGATACTATTCGCTGGGGTGGATGCCAGGTGGTCATGAGGGGGCGCGAGAAAGCGATTTCTTCTCTGGTCGTCGGTTTGTGGGTTTTGAGATAGTAAAACTTCTCAAGCTCGATTTATCAATTTTAAAGGAGAAATAATATGAGTTCTGCAAGTGTCCAGGACACCCCTTCTCAGGCGACTGATAAGGCCCCTGTGAATGCGGAAGGTGGTAATAATTCATCATCAACCAATAATAATGGAGAGGCTGCAAAACCAGTTGATGTAAAGTCAAGTGGTGGCGATAAAGTAGTTACTGATGAGAAGGGTGGAAAAGCTGCTTCTATAGCTGATGCAGGAAGCGATAAAGGTCCTACCCCTCCAGCTGATTGGCCTACTGACTGGCGCGAGAAATATGCTGGAGAAGACAAAAAGAAATTAAATATTTTATCTCGATACTCTTCCCCGAAAGATGCTTTAGATGCTTTGTTTAATGCGCGAGAGAAGATATCTTCAGGTGAGTTAAAGGCTCCTCTAGCTAAAGACGCTACACCTGAACAGGTTGCTCAGTGGAAAGCAGAGAATGGACTTCCTGCAAAGCCAGAGGAGTATGCGGATATTAATCCGGATGGTGTAGTTTATGGTGAAGCTGATAAACCTATACTCGATGGATTTCACAATCTGGCTTACAAGCACAATCTACCCCCTGATGCGGTAAAGGATATCAAGGCGTGGTGGAACCAGGAAAAGATAAATGCGGAAGAGCAAGAAGCACTTCTTTCTGAGCAGATATGGGAGAAAAATAGAGAGACTCTCAAGTCAGAATGGGGAGAAGACTACAAGCGAAACGAAACGATTATCAAGAACTTCCTGAACACCGCTCCGAAAGAGGTGCAGGATATTCTGCTTGGAGCAAAGAGCTCTGATGGTGGTAAGTTGCTTGGTAATGCGCTCACGCTGAAATGGATAAATAGCATTGCTCGACAAACGGGCATGACAGCCTTGACCAACACAAGCGGAAGTGTTGAGCAGCAAGTAACTTCTATTCAAAGCGAAATGAAACAAATCGAAGGTCTAATGGGAACGAAAGCATACACCGAAGACCATCGCAAGAGATGCACTGAACTTGTAAGCACCATGCAGGACAGGGGGCAACTCAAGGCAGCGTAACCCCATAACAATGGGTTTTTAAACACCGAGGCAATAGCCCTGAACTTTAAATGAGAGCCTCTCGCAAGAGAACACCCTTGAGTTTAAAGAAACAGTCACCCTAAAGCGCGGATTTCACAACAACAAAGGATTAAAAAAATGACAGCAAATGCTCCTCAAGTTGTCTATCGCCAGGAGATTATCTCTGGCTTTGACAAAACGGTGTCAGTGCTGCGTGAAACAGTTGTGACCGATTACCTTGACAAAGGCGGCTCGGCGGTGTTTCTCGTATCTGACTCCTCTAGCCAGACAGCCCGTACTCGCGGTCTGGATGGTAAAATCCCTTCTGACCAGCTCTCACTGGCGCAGAATACAGCAACTCTTACACCTTGGCACAAGCTGGTGACTGTGAATGATTTCAATATGTTTTCTTCACAGGGCAACCTGGCTGACCCAATGAAAGAAGCTGTAATGGCAGCTATCAACCGTCAGATTGATGGCGATATCATTGACGTTCTGGAAACAGCTACAAATGATACTGGCAGCGCGGTTCCTGGTAGCGTTAAACTGGTTCTGAAGGCTAGGGCTATCCTTGGTAAAAACAAGGTTCCTAATGATGGAAGAACCACTCTTCTCGCTACTTCAGCGCTCATCAGCTATCTTCAGATGGCTCCTGAGTTCTCAAGCGCGGATTACGTTGATGCTCGTCCATACAAGGATGGGGCTCCTGCTTACGGTGATATGCGTAAGGTCTATAAATGGCTTGGTATGACCGTTATCGAGGACCCAACTCTGCCTGGTGTTGGCACTAACGCTGAGAAGTGCTTCCCGTATCACAGGAATGCCATCGGTAATGCGCTTAATAAAAACGCTCTTGATTTTGATATGGATTTCAATCGTGAACAGAAATACAGCTGGGCTAACTGCTCTGCTTTCATCGGCACGAAACTCCTTCAAAACTCAGGTGTTGTTGTTATTAACCATGACGGCTCAGAGTTCGCAGCAAGTTAATCAATAATCTTTGATTAGCCTTTTAATTTTTAAATAGGAGAACTTTAATGAGTTATTCAACTTCAACACCTCCAGCGCTCATCGGTGACCGTATCGGTGGCGGTGGTGGTATGTGGCACTACTCATCTACTGATGTTCACACAGACGTAGATGCTACCGACTACTTTTCCAATGGCGATGCGTTGGGAATGAAGGTCGGTGATGTAGTTTTTGTGGTAGAAACAGACAATAGCTATGCGCTATCAATTCACGTTGTGACTGCTGTTACAACTGGTGGCGCAGCTACTGTAGCTGCTCGCATTACTTCATAACCATCTCCAATTAAGGGGAGTTCTTCGGAGCTCCCCTCTTTTTTAACAATAAGGATATTTATGGCAAACCAAGTAAAAAGACTTCCAACTAATGATTTGCAACCAGCAAACGCCACCAGAAATTATTGGCACGTTTTAATTGACCCAACGACAACAGTTGATGAACTTCTTAATCCGGAGTTCTGGGCCAATGAAGCTCATAAGATGCACAAATTTGATATTATCGAAGTTGATGCTTATGACGGTTCATGGAGCGCAACTCTGAAGGTTCTTGACCTTCCAAAAGCAGAAAGCTCAGGGTTGGTTCGTGGTTACTGGGCTAAGGTTGGTTTTCTTGTGCGACCAATTAGATACATTCCAGAATCTTCAAATAATGATGCTGAACTTGATAGCGATGCAGACTTTGAAGTTAAATGGAATTTTGGACTTAGGAAATTTATTGTTCAGCGTAAGTCTGATAATGAAATTATGGCTGCTGATTTTGCAACAAAGGATGCGGCGTTTGAATGGATTAAGAACTACAAGACTCCGGTTGCCGCATAAGGGGATTTAAATGACAGACCAGCTCTCGCTTTACAATGGCGCTCTAAGATTATGCAAGAGCCGACAGCTATCTTCACTCTCTGAAAATAGGGAGCCAAGAAGGTTGCTGGATGGCGTATGGGATAATAGAAACGCTATTAAGTATTGCCTTGAGCTTGGTCTGTGGAATTTTGCTATACGAAGCGCAATGCTTGAGTATGACGCTTCAATTGAACCTGAGTTTGGTTACCGTAGAGCTTTCCTGAAGGGGGATGATTGGGTTGCTACAGCAGCTCTAAGCGCGAATGAATACTTCGACCCACCACTCGATAGATATGAAGATGAGGTGGGGTACTGGTTTACTGACGAAGATGTTATTTACGTCAGGTATGTATCAAAAGACGAAGATTATGGGTTTGATTATTCTCGTTGGCCTGAGACTTTTGTAAAGGTTGTTGAGGCTTATCTTGCTTCAGAGATTGTATGGAAAATAACTCATAGTGCAGCTGTAAAGAAAGAGGTGGACGACACCCTTGAAAATGCGCTTAAAAAAGCAAGAACAAAAGATGTCATGAATCAACCAGCGAAACGAACTCAGGTGCATGGAACCTGGGCCGCTTCAAGAAGAGGGAGATTTTATCCAAGACATGATATTTCTGGAGGTGGTTAATGCCTTTACAGAACGTCCCACTTTTATCATTTAATCGCGGATTGATAACAAAGCTGGCGCTTGCCAGAACAGATTTAAAAAGAACCGCTCTCTCAGCTGAAATCCAGACCAATTATATTGCCAGAAGTCTTGGCTCTATGATGCTCCGTCCTGGAGCTGAATACAAAGGCTCTACAAGAAGTAATCTGAGAGCAATTCACATACCTTTTGTGGATGATTCTGGTTCCACACTTGTTTGTCAGTTAATTGAGGTGACTGATTCCAGTTTGAGATTCAGAGATGGGAATGATGATGTGATAGAGCGCGGCTCAGTTTCATCTGTGATACTAAATGGTAACTTCGATACCGACCTTTCTGATTGGATTGATACTGATGAGGCGGGAGCTACATCAGCATGGGTAACTGGTGGTTACATGGGATTGACTGGGACTGGTGTGAATGTAGCCCTTAGAACTCAACAGGTAACGGTTGCTTTAGGAGATAGGGGATTAGAACACGCTCTCAGGATTAATATCTATAGAGGGCCTGTAAAGATAAGGGTGGGCTCCTCCGCTGGTGATGATGATTACATCAGGGAAGTTGCTCTGCCAACTGGAGAATATTCCCTGGCATTTACTCCCACAACCAATTTTCATATCTGGCTCTTCAGTGATTCGAAATCACAAAAACTCGTTACATCCATTCAAATTGAAACTCCGAGCGAGATGGTGCTCCCTGCGCCCTGGTCATCATCAAACCTTGATGATATTCGTTGGGACACTTCTGCTGACGTTATTTATGTGGCTTGCAAGGGTGTTCCCCCTCAGAAGATTATGCACTTCGGTGAGCGCTCCTGGGGCATAGGAGAATATCTTCCGGAGGATGGTCCATTCAGAACTCCTAACACGTCTAGCGTATGGCTTCAGCCCTCAGCTCTTAATGGTAATGTTGAGATTAATTCATCTTTCAGAAGGTTCCAGCCAACGCAAGTTGGAGCCCTGATAAAGATAACTTCCATTGGTCAGAACGTAGATAGTGATTTAGCTGGTAATGGTCAATGGACCGACCCAATAAAAGTCACTGGGGTCGGAACAACCAGAAATCTGACTATAGTAAGAGCTGGAACCTGGACCGGAACCTTGCAATTGCAGCGCTCTGTAGGTGAGGTTGGTTCATGGGAAAATATAAGCACGACATATACCACAAATGGAAGCACAACTTTCAACGATGGATATGATAACCAAATAATATACTACAGATTAGGGTTTGAAAGCGGTTATGGCTCTGGCACAGCTGAGGTGTCAATGTCTTACGCCTCTGGTGGATTGACTGGTATAGCCCGTATAACTGAGTACGTTAGTGCCACTAAAGTAAACGCTGAGGTTATTCAGGATTTCGGCTCGATAACAAGTAGTGTTCTGTGGTCAGAAGGTGAGTGGTCTGATTTCCGAGGATGGCCTACAGCTGTGGCCTTGCATGAGGGTAGATTGTGGTGGGCTGGTAAAGACAAAATATGGGGAAGTGTATCTGATGCGTATGAGAGTTTTGACGAAGATGTGGAAGGTGATTCGGGTCCTATCTCCAGAAGTGTAGGCTCTGGTGCTGTTGCAAAGATAAACTGGCTGTTATCCCTTGTGCGACTTGCTGTGGGTGCTCGTCTTGATGAGAAAATTGCGAAGTCATCAAGTCTCGATGAACCTTTGAGTCCTACGAACTTCAATCTACGCTCCCCATCTACTCAAGGTTCTGCAAATGTTCAGGCGGTCAAGGTTGATAGTACAGGTTTATTTGTGCAACGTGGCGGCACAAGATTGATGCAGCTCTCGTTTGCGGATAATCCATATTCAACGATTGATTATAGCTCTAGTGATTTGAGTATAATCTGCCCTGAAATTGGTGACTCAGGCATCACAAGAATAGCTATTCAGGACCAGCCAGATAGACGACTTCACTGTGTCAGGAGTGATGGTAAGGTTGCCATCATGGTTTATGATAAAGCGGAAGACGTGAAGTGTTGGCAGATGTATGAAACCGATGGAGCTGTGGAGGACGTTGTTACTCTTCCTGGAGATTTTGGGGGTTCGGAAGATAGAGTATATTACGTTGTTAGAAGAACGATAAACGGTCAGACAGTGCGCTATCTCGAAAAATGGGCGCTAGAATCAGAATGCGTCGGTGGGACCGTTAATAAGCAAGCTGATAGTTTTTATGAATATAGCGGGGTGAGTACAACCACTATTACTGGATTAAGTCACCTTGAAGGTGAAAGCGTCGTTGTATGGGGTGATGGTAGGTATATAGGAACCGCTACAGTTTCTGGTGGTAGCATCACGCTAGGGTCAGCGGTCAGTAGAGCAATAGTGGGATTACCTTACACCGCTCAGTATAAGAGCACAAAGCTTGCTTATGCTGCTGGTCTTGGAACCGCCCTGACGCAACCAAAAGAGATTTCAAAGCTCGGTCTTCTGATGGTGAATACTCATGCCAGTGGTGTGACTTATGGACAGGACTTTGATAATATGGATGATATGCCAGGTATTGAAGATGGCGCTGTTGTAGATACAGATTACATCTGGGTGGATTATGATAAGGAGCCATTTGAATTCCCTGGTGATTGGAATACTGATTCAAGATTGTGCCTACAGTCTGTTGCCCCAAAACCAGCAAATATCGCAGCTGCGATTGTGAGTGTGATGACTAATGACGAAGTTTAATTCTATCGAGATAAAACCCACTACAGAAGTTGATATAATCGAGTTTTTCGGAGCCCCTCTTAATATCACGATAAAGGGGTATTCAGTTTACTGGCGAGGGGAATTAAGCGCTATCGTTGGGGTAACCATTCATAGGGGCCATAAAGAGTTTTTCTGCGATGTAAGGGAGGGTATCAATCCACCGAAACAGACCGTTTGGCGAGCCGCTAAGATGGTTATGGAAAAATTCAAGCAGGAAAAAATAAAGGTTTTTTCAATAGCTGACGATGATATCCCTGGCTCTGATAGGTTCCTTCAGGCGCTAGGATTCGAGTACGCTGGTGAGTTTAATAATATGAAGCATTACAGGTTGGGTTAACATGGAATTATCAACAGCGCTATCTATAGCTGGAACGGTCTTCTCAGCTGTTAATTCGTATCGCGAAGGACAAGCTGCAAAGGTTGCCGCTGATAGTCAGGCGGCGCAACTCAGGCAGCAAGCAGGGCAGGAAGCGGCGATGAGCCAGAGAGATGCTATCTTGCAGAGGCGAAAAGGTGCTTATGCTATGTCGAGAGCAAGGGCTGTGGCAGCTGCAAGTGGCGGGAGTGTACTTGACCCATCGGTTCTTAATATAATGGGTGATATCGAAAGCGAGACAGAATCCAATGTTCTTAATGCTCTTTACACAGGGAAGGAAAGAGCTACGGGTTTGAATTACCAAGCTGATATGAGAAGCTTTGAAGGAAAGCAAGCGGCGAAAGCTGGCTTAGTAAGGGCAACCGGAACAATACTTTCTTTTGCTGGCGGAGAAACAGGCTCATCTTTGCTTGAGAAGTATAGCCCGACAGGAGGTGCTCTCTCTGCTGTTGAAGCTGGTGATGAGTATTGGAATAATCAAAGAAGAATGAGTGGGGTTTACTAATGGCAAGAATGCCTGATTATACAGTCCTGGAAGAGACTAAACCACGCTACGATAGACCTATTGCCACATACACTCCAGGTATCGCGGAGAGAGCTTATAAAGGGCTTGGTGATACAGCTGCAAAAACTGGGGAGGACCTTGCAAAAGAAGGGTCCAAGCTGGAGCTTGCATACGCAAAATCAGAGTTCTTGAGAGCTCAAGCTGATGCGATGGATAAAATATCAAAAGAGCCAGATTATAATAAGTATGGTTCTATGTATGAAACCGCTATGGCTGAAGCTCGCTCGAAAGCACTCTCTTCTATAAAGCTAAAAAGTAATCGCGATATATTCCTTGGAGAGACTGAGCTGGATATTGCCAGGGGTTACGGGAATATCCTTGAGGTCACAAGAAGTAAGGAGCGTGATACAGAGAGAGCTCGCGGAGCCCAGCTCATAGATGATAATATACAAGCAGCTCTTGTCTCACCCGATGAAGTCACAAGTGGCAGGATTCTCGGAACCATACAAGATACGATAAAGTCTGGTGTGGCTCGTGGTTATTATACCGCTGAAGAAGGGCAGAGATTACAGCAACAGGCGGCAGAGCAGTACTCCACCAAGAAAATGGAGCTTGTTATAAGTCAGGACCCTTATGGGGCATATCAAAAATTAAAACCGCAAAAATACCCAGAGCTGACTGCGAATGGTGGTTTTGATAGTGCAATGCAAGTGGTGTTGAATGTCGAGGGTGGTCATACTCCTAAAGATGGTGCGAGTGGTGCTCCAGCGATTTTTGGTATCAACGCAAAATATTGGCCTGAGCAATATAAAAAGGCAAAAGAGCTTGCTGATACTCAAGGGGAAGCCGCTGGTCAAAAGTATGCTGCTGAGTTTTATAAAACGGAGTTTTGGGATAGATTTAAAATTGATGAGGTCCCTGCCGCAGCACAGACAATAGTTTTTGACGCAGCGGTGAATCATCGCGCCGACTTTGCAAAGCAATTGATTCAAGCTGCAAAAGAGG